GGTGAAAGCGGCCGCAATCTCCCCGGCCGCTTTCACCATGTCCCGGGTGACTCGCTTGGACAGCGTATCGTCGATGCGGTCCAGTGCCCGCAATAGTTCGTCGTAGCCGTCCAGTTTGATCGTCACGCCAGACATCAATCCGCCGCCTTACATTGGAGCCACATCTCCCGCGTGAACGGCTCCGTCACCTGGACAATGCCGTAGTTCGCCCCGGCCCAAACTACGCGATGCTCGGTTGTGATGCCGTCGATAGTTCGCATCCGAAACAGGTCGCTAGTCTGTGCCGACAACTGCCGACCCCGCAGTGTCTCGCCTCCGCTCGTGTAGCTGTGCTCCGCTGGCCAGTTGGTTTTCACGTTGGCCCAGGTTCTCACGAGTTGGCCGGAACCGTCGGCCGCCTCGGTCGCCACCTGAATCGTGATCCTGTCGTGGAGCTTCCCAGCCCTCATGAGTACGGCCCCCAGTCTTCCGGCGTGATGCAGGCTTCCACACCCCAGGGCAATTCATTGACGATGGTGCCGACGATGGATTGCTCCCGGTTTTCGTACCAGTTGGCAATCAGTAACAGCATCCCGTTTTTGATCGACTGGGGAACCGATGACGCCCCGCCGTATCCGGCCGTGAATTGGACTTCCACCGCGTTAAACGTGTCCGCCCTGGTGCTTGGCCATGTCGTTCCGTAAGCAGGCATGATCCGAGCCGGCCGTTGCTCGCTGGCGTAGTCCGTCTGGTAGTACGTGGCCGCCGGCGTCAACGTAGTCAACGTTCCGTTCGCGTCGTAGTATTTGACGTGCACAATGCTCTTGATCGGCAACTTGTCGCCGATTTCGATGATAGCCGGGAACTCGTCATACGACACCTTCCATGTCGCAGTGCAGAGTTGCCGCCGCAACCGGCGCTCAATCAGTTGCCGAGCGCCGGTGATGTACCCGTTCACCAACCGCCGCTGGTCATCCGGGATTTCGCCCAGTTGGCACTGGTCGATAACGTCCTGGATGGACAGCGGTTCTTCGGTCGGTGCTGTGACGAGTGTGTAACGCATGGCTGCCAGCCCTGGTTAGACTTCGATCTCTTCCCAGATGAACGAGCACCACAGCCCGTTCGCGCCGGACGCCGTGCTCGTCTGAATCGAGATCGACGTGCCCGGCCCCATCACGATCGCACCGTCCAGCCAGCCGCCCACCAGCTTCGCCGTGGTTTCCACGGTGATCGCTCCGGTAAGCCCGATGCCGAGCAACGCGACACCCACCGGCGCCGCCGGCAGCGTGGCCGCCAGCAAAGCCTGGATGGCATTGTTGGCCGCGGCTCCCAGCAGGCAATTGCGGTGCGTGGTCGTCAACGTTCCGGTGGTGGCCGCCGCGTTGATATTCGTGTTGGCCGCAAGCCACACCGCAGCCGCAGCCGCATTGGCGACGGCAAACGCCGCGGACGCATACCAGATGATGCCGTTCTTCCCGCTGCCAGCCGGGTTGTAGAGCGTCAAAGCCGGGGTGGTCGCGCTCAACCCGGCTTGCGTCTGGATGCCTGCCGGGTTTGCCACGCAATAGCAGTTGCCACGCAACACGGCTTCCTGGAAGCGTCCCGAGATCGGAGCGGTCAACCAGCCGCCAGAGCGGTTCATGCGAGCCGCGTGGGACTGTCCGGCCGCGGTCCCGGTAACCGGGCCGATCGTACCTTGAAGTTGAGTCATATCCATGAGAGTGATCCTTTCTTATCCGAGTTTGGTTAGGTCGCCACCGGGTCGAGAACGCCCTGAACGTCGCCGAGATCGCTGCTGTAGTTCTCGCCGAGAACACAGAGCACGCCGACGCTAATATTGGTCGTCACGTCGCCAGCCAGGGCAGCCCCTACGATGTTGCGGGCGATAACTCCAGTCGAACCGGCACCCAGCAGGATGCACTGGTCGGCGTCCGTGTCGATGTTTTTGATGTAGTTGTTTTCGATCAGGATGTTGGTGGCAACGCCAGCCCCGCCGATCGCCGTGGTCTCGAAGAATCCGATGATCAGATTGTTTCGGATGACAACACGATCCTGGGCCGCCCCCAGTGAAATGGCGAACGTGTTGGACGTGTCGTAACCGATGAACGTGCAGCCTTCGACAATCAGCAGGTCGCAGGTATTTGCTCCGCTGTCGTCGATGCAAATCAGGAAGTTTTCGTTGGCCGTATTCTGTGTGAAATCGCACCGGCGAATTTCCACACCATCCGCGGCCAACTGAATCCCAACAGCGATGTCGGAATGCCCGGCCTTGAAGTGAATGTTTTCGATGACGGTATCGGCCCCGGTCACGGAAACGTAGGTATCGGCGAATCCGTCCACGAGGATTGCGGGCTTCTTTGATCGTCCACCCAGGCCGATGTGCTTGGCTCCGGCGAGGCTCAGTGTGATCGCCGCGGCCCCGGTAATGCCGATCGTCTCGGTATGCCCAGGCATCAGGTAGCACGTGTCGCCAGCGGCCATCTGGGTCACGGCGTAGGCCCACGTCAGAAACGGTGCGTCGGGGTTGCGGCCGTATCCAGCACTGTCGGCCCCGTTCGACGTGTTGGTTGAGTCCACCCAGAAGATATTCCCGGTCGGAAACGTCTCGCGGTCAACGATCGAGAACAGGCCGCCCGGTTGGTGACGGCCAAACAGTTTGGTATCCATCTCTCGGTTCCCCTTTCAAGGGTTGACGATTGTTAGCGATGGTAGAGTTCAGAAAAACCGCCCGGCTGGATCGCTCCAACCGGACGGCTCACGAAAGGGACAACGAATCAGGCAATCGTTGTTGACGGTGTCAACGCGTCGTACTTGAACAGCGGCTCGTCTAGGATGTAGACAACCACGCATTCGTCGGCAGCGTTCTGGAGAGTCAGCCGCCCGGCAATGTGCGTGAAGTTGTACCCGGCCGCCTTGCCGACTTGGTTGACTTCCTCAGCGGTGCATTCAAGCATCGCCCAGTCGCCAACCGCGTCGGCGGCAATCGTGCCGCTGGTCTTGATCTGTGTGGCGTTGGTACCAGTGGCATCCTCAGCCGCAATGATCTCAAACAGCGTGATCCCGCTGCCGGTCAACGCCGACGCCATCGCGCACGCCTGGAACGAACCATAACCCTTGAACGCCTCGTAACGTTTCGTGGTCCCGGCGTCGGGGCTCACAACCAACGCCGTGTTGGCATTGGGGTCGTGGTCCCACATCAAAATTTTCCGACGGCACGCAAGCCTGTCGGTCGCTACAGAACTGGCCATTGTAGGGCCTCCTTGGTGAGTAAGTGAACCGACAGACTACGCACGGGCCGCAACGCGGACGAACGGGGAAAGCGTGTTGGCGGACTTCTTCGGCGTAAGAGCCGAACGCCACCACGGAGCCCCACCGCAACGCATGGTGAACCGGAAGGCACGCTCGTTCTCGACGAACCGAACATGGATGCTTTCCGCCATCTGCATGGGCTGGTAGATGCCCTCCAGGAACTCGGACCAGACGCAAAGCAGGATGTCGCCGGCGTCGCCCACGGTCCCGCAATGCTCGCACGGGTAAGCCGGGCGTCCAAGGAACATGTCAGGTTCGCCTTCGCGGGCGGAAGTCTGCCAGGCCAAGACGCCCGACGTGCCGACGGGGATCGTCATCTGCATGAGGGTCGGGAGACAGTCCTGGTTGTAATGCCAGACAGCCCGGCCATAGTTCCAGCAACGGGCACGCATCTTGATAACGTTGTTGTAGACGATCGTGTCCGCCGTCTGCCCGGTTTCCTTGGTCACGGAAATCAGCGAACCGCTGTTGTTGATTCCCATGTACTCGCCGACGCCGGTTCCCTCGATCCGCTCGCCGATCAAATGCCAAACGAACTGGTCGTTAAAACCCTGTTCGAGCATCGACACGAAGCTCTGCGGCGAGTCCGCCAGCAACTCTTCCGTCGCGTAGGCCAGCCCGTACAAACTGTCCGCTCGCAACGTGACCTGCTCAAACGCCATGCGGGTCGGCGTCTGGCTTTGCGTTTCCGCACGGCGGGAAACGGTCAGGCCGCCGCTGACGCTGGTCGTGTGATCCTTGTCCACCCGAGCGTTGAAGGTGACCACAGGGGAGTTCATCACAACCCTGGTGGTCGCGATTCCCGCGTCGCCCATGTCGGTCGTCAGGCTCAGCATGTTGGGTGCGAAGCCCGCGGGAACGAGAAAGCCGCCGTAGGGATCGGAGTAGACGCCCTGCTCATCGCTGCCGGCCGTGGCGAGAAATCGCGTCCGGCTTCCGCTCAGATAGTGCAGGCGAGGGTCGTTCACCTGCCCGCGGCGGGCCGCGTTCATGGCCGCCATGAGGAATTCGGTATGCGTCTTGAAACCCTTATTGGGATCGGCGACGAAATCCGGTTCCTTGACTTTGATCCGCGTCGGCTCTTGCAGGTCAAGAGCACGCTCGGGGGCCTTGGCTTCCGCACGGGCGTCTGCCAGCACGGCTTCCAGTCGGTTGATGCGGGTGTCGAGTTCCGTCACCTCAGCCTTGTAGGTGTCGAAACTTTCTTGTTCCGCGTCGGTCAGATCGCGGTCTTCTTTCTCGGCCGCGTCAACCAAAGAACGCATGGACGCTTTGATAACGTCCCGCTTGTCGCTCAGTTTACGAACGTTGGGGTTCAATGGAAAACCCTCCATGTCATGTGGGAATCGCTTTCGCGGCTCCCGTATGACGTGGAGGGTCGAATGCAGTCAGTTAAGTTTTTCCGCTTGCAAGCCGGCCCGCATTGCGTGACCGATTCGCGTATGGTGGTAATTTATCTCTTTGCCGTTGGCATTGTCAACATGAGCTAAGAATTTTTCTGTACTACTTTGCCGTGCTCCACCTCAGTTCCGTCCGGCAGCATGTAGCCCGTGGGAACTTCGGTCAACCGGCTGCGATGGACAACGGCCCCTTTGATCGGCACGATACGCGGAACAGTCTTTCCCTTGCCTGTGTGCCTCAAGCCGAAATGCGGCCGGCGGTAATGCGGGCAGACCTCGTAATCGGCCCCAATGTTCCAGCCGACAACGCCACGGCGGCGGGCGCGGTCAACTGCCCGCTGCTTCCATGCTTCATCTTTCTCGGATTCGTAGCGGTCGCGGTCGGACGAAAGAACGTCGGGGGTGATGATACTTGGATCGTCGGCGAGAAGGTGGCAGGTCAAAGCAATCTTTGTCACCATTCTAATTGCGCAACCAAACAAGTCTGCAACTCCATCATGCACATCGTTTGAGTTGCTAATTCCATGCGATTTTTCTTTTTCTGCTATCGTTTCTCTCCATAGACGCAAAGCCGCCGCTATCGATTCCTCATACGTTCGCTTGTCTGTCAGATCAAACCAAAACGCATTATGGTATTCAATATGTACGCTTCCCCAGTCTTGTTGTGCAAACATGATAAGCCATCGGTTGTCAACCTCAGTCAAAACCGTTCGCGTCTTGACTCCGCATGCAGACGGCTCGTTTCCTGCCGCAAACCTGATTAGGACAACTCGACTAGCCAATGACATTGTGCTAATCGAAATATCAAGATTGATCTTTTGCAGAGCGTCAGTGATGCAAGGGTATACTTTGTAATATGGCCTAGATTCCTGAATCCACCTTGATTCAGTGGCATCAAGAACGTGCATTGCATTGTGGTCCGAAGTTCGCAACCCAATAGCGTGCTCGTGAAACTTCATCTTCCGATACTCCAATCGGCTCCGAAAGAAAGACGGGCAAGCGGCCGGAGTGTACCGCGGTTCGGTTGCAAGCCTAGCCCGTCGTTGGTTCAGATCTCCAAAAAGCGTTTCGCGTGTGCCAGCCGCCGCTTGACCTTCGGCCGGTCGCTCAGCAGCCGCTCTACCACGCCCTCGAATGATTCCACGCGGTCAACCATTCCGGCCCGCTTGGCAGAGTCCGCATCAAGCATCCGGCCCTGCCCGTAGTCGCTGCGAACCACGGACAGAGCGATACCGCGGTTCGCAGCAACGGCTTCCTCGAACATCCGGCCGTAGCGATCCACCCGCTGCTGGATCTCCGCCGCGGCTTCATCGCTCAGCGGCTCGTCCGGATTGCCCTCGGTTTTGTACTTGCCGTAGGAAATGTACCGCGGCTTGACGCCCATCGTCTCGTTCAGTGCGGATTGATCGCAGTGGACGCAATAGGCCCCGATGCTGCCGACGTTGCCGCTTGGCGTCACCACGATCTCGCTCGCAGCCGATGCCAGCCAGTAGGCAGCCGATGCCGCTTCGGCGTTGGCGACGGCGACAATGGGCTTGCGGTCCCTGCCAGCTTGAATCTTGTGGGCCAGCTCGGGAACGCCGTACACCGTGCCGCCGGGGCTGTCGATGTCCAAGACGATCGTACCCACCGCTTCGTTTTCCAGCAGGGAATCGAACTGCCGGCCGATCTGGTCAGCCGATGCCGTCCCGCTCGCCTCGGTGAACATGTTGCCACGCTGGACAATGCTCCCAAGAATCGGGATAACTCCGATGGCCTTGGGTGCTTTGCTGCAGGCCTTGACGGTCCCGGCCGCCACCCCCTCCAATCGCGTCTGTCGCTTGTCCTGGTTGTCCTGTGCTAACGCTCGCAGCGTGTCGGCAGACGACTGGATGCCGGCCGCCCGGTTCTCCAGCAGGGCCATGATGCTGTCCAGCTTGTCCGGCCGAATTAACCAAACCGACGTTCTGGCCTCAGTCAAGATGCGGTCGTACATAGCGCCTCTCCTATTGTTGCGGCCAGTCGTCCGGCCTTGGTAGCTTCCCAGTCCTTCAGCACGTCTGCCGGTTCCCGGCTGGCGAACTCCTGCACCGTCGCGGAACAGTACTCCGCAGCCCACGCCGACGTATCGAGCGGCGATGCGGAAGCGGCAACCAGCGGGGCTACCGCCTTTGCGGCGTAGTCCCGATGCGACTCGAACCATGTCACGGCCCATGCAAAGTAGGCAGCCGGGTCGCTGCTGGCCTTGGCGATGCGAGCGTTCAATCCGACG